TTGCAGTCGCTGGTGGCCGAGTCGCCGAACAAGCCCACGCTGCCCGTGATGCTGTCCATGCTTGACCAGGCGATGGATCATACCGGGCTGCGACTGGAGCTTGCCGCCGCGCCGGCGGACCATGAGGACGATGTGGCGAAAGCCAGCCGCCGCCTCTCGCGCAGGGCGTATGACATGACGAGCCTGCTGGCCGACGGCGCGGCCGGCGCCGGCGACTGGGAGCTGTTCGACCTGGCCGACGAGGCGCGTTCCGCCGCCGTTGCGCTGCTGCGCGCGTTGGATGGTGATGCGTGATGGCGGGAGAGACCTTTCTTACCATCGTCGGCAACCTGACCGCCGACCCCGAGCTGCGTACCACGGGCGGCGGGGCGACCGTGGCGAGCTTCACGATCGCTTCGACGCCGCGCAACTGGAACCGGCAGGCCAACCAGTTCGAGGACGGGCAGGCATTGTTCATGCGCTGCTCCGCATGGGGCGACATGGCCGGCCATTGCATCCAGTCCCTGCACAAGGGCATGCGCGTGATCGCCATCGGCCGGCTGAAGCAGCATTCGTATCAGACGCAGGACGGCTCCCAGAGAACCGTCATCGACATGACCATCGATGAGATAGGCCCCTCGCTGCGGTACGCGACCGCGCAGGTGACGCGCGTGCAGTCCGGACGCGGCTACTCGGGCGGCAGCACGTATGGCGACCCGGCCAAACCCGCCAACCAGCAACAGGGCTGGCAGGACGGCTCCCCGACTCCCGCGCAGAACCTCGGCGCTCCCGAAGGCGACCCGTGGGCGCAGGCGCCGGCCACGACGCCCGGCACCGCGTTCGGCGTTTCCAACGATTTCCCGTCAAACGATTCCGACCCCGAATTCTAAGGAGATTCAATGTCACGAAAGAAAAAGACCGACGGCGTGCAGGACGCACTCATCCCCGACGAAATAACACCGCTCATGCTGCTCGCCCTGACCGCCAAGGCATCACGCATGAAGGACGCCGCGGCCGCGTTCCGCATCGCGGCCAGCAAGATGCTCGACCTGGCCACCAAGGACGAATACATCGAAAAATACAAGAACATCGACCCCATCACCGACGCCCTGTACGACGCCTGCGATCTCTCGCAGCACATCTTCGACGCCGCCAACGCGGTCAACGACCTCATCAACTATCCGGTCGAGGCCCGCGAGCGCGTGGTGAAGGCGGATATCGAGCGCAGTTTGTTGGATCCGTGGCGTGATCTGCCCACGTCTGGTGTGGATCCGGATACCGGTGAAATCAAGGAGGACTGAATCATGAGCAAACGCAAGCACGGACGCCAGCAACTGGAGCATGAGCGCCAACGCCGGCGCAGGAAGCGCATGCCGCACCTGCCCGTACACCAGAATCTATCGATCAAGGAGCAGTGACCCGATTCAGTGGCTATCAACATCATCGATATCAACGTAAAGAACCTCATCCCGAACCCGAACAACCCCCGCAAAGACGTGGGCGACGTCACCGAGTTGGCCGACAGCATCAAGGAACAGGGGTTGCAGCAGGCGCTCGTGGTCACCCCCGACCACGAGGAACACGGCGAGCGCCTGTTTCGTGTGGTGATTGGTCATCGTCGTTTGGCGGCATGCAAGTTGGCCGGTTTGGAGTCCGTGCCGTGCATTGTGCGCGAGATGGACGCTCGCACGGAGCGCGAGTTGATGCTGGTGGAGAATTGCCAGCGTTCCGATTTGACGCCGTTGGAGGAGGCCGACGGGTATCAGGGTTTGCTTGACCTGGGTGCCGGTGTGGGTGAGCTGGCCTCGAAGACGGGCCGTTCTGAGTCGTTCGTGCGTGGCCGGTTGAAGATCGCGCGCATCCCCGCCGAGGTGCGTGCCAAGTCGGAGGCGTTCGCCCAGTTGTCGCTTTCCCAGTTGGATGATCTTGCGGAGTTCGAGGCTTATCCCGACATGATGGCTGAGTTGGCTTCGATGGCGGGCACCAAGAACTGGGATTGGAAGCGTGGCCAGCTGCGGTCGCGGGTTCGCGTCGAGGCGTGGCAGCAGAGCATGAGAACAGCGCTTGAAGCTCTGGGCCTGACTGTGGATGTCTCGGCTTCGACGTGGACGACGCCGGAGGGCTACCGGTTCTACGACGTGTGGAGCGGCGAGCCCGACGAGTTCGAGAAATGGTATGGGCAGTGGCGCGAGAAGAACCCGTACGGCGGGCCGGTGATCCGATTCTCCGAGCGCACCGTATTGTGCTTCCCGCAATTGTCGCCTGAGGAGATCGCCGAACGTGACGCCAAGAGCGAGCGGAGGGAACGGGAGCAGGCGGCATTCCAGGAGGCGCTGGCCGCCCGCAAGGAATTCAACAGGCTGGCGTACACGCTGCGCACGGACTGGATCAGGAAGCACGCCACCGGGTTCAACGGCGGCCAGTTGCGCAAGGTCACCACTATGCTCGGCCTGCTCGCGCTGACCGGCACCGAACTCTGCCACGGACTGATCAGCGGGGTCGCGTGGAACAACATCGACAACGTGCTCGACGTATACAATCTGCTCGCCGCCACGCCGCTGCCATACGACGACACGAGCGACAGGGAAATGTGGCGCGAACAGAACCTCACGGAACTGCATCGCCGCCAGCACGTCGAGGGAGCCGCGAACAGGGAGCTCCTGCTCATCCTGTGCGCCCAGATCGAAGCACTCATCAAACCCGGCACCTGGGCGGACAAGGACGACATCACCCTCGCCCAAACCTACTACCACACGCTCGCAGACCTCGGATACCCCACAAGCGACGAGGAAAACAAGGCACTCAACGGAGAATATCTGCCCGTTGAAGACGAAGAGGCGGAGTGAACCATGACATGGACCCAGATAGACGACGGGCTCAACTTCAGCCCGCAGACCATGCCCGGCACGGTATCAAACGCCGCACTGGGCCTATGGGTCCGCCTGTGCGTGCACACCGCATACCAACTCCGATTCCCCGCATTCGACGGCGCATTCGACCTCACGGTCGTGCGCTCGCTGAAAGGCAACGCACGGCAGGTGGCGGAACTGGAGTCTGCGGGAATGCTCGAACCGGCGCTCATCGCAGGCCGGTGGATGGTGGTCGAGGCCGACACCCTGATGAAATTCGGCGGCACATCCGGCAGCGAGCTCAGGGAGAAAAGGGCCAAGGCCGGACATGCGGGCGGCATCGCTTCGGGCGAGGCGCGGCGAAGCAAACGTCCGAAGCAAAACGAAGCAAGTGCTTCAAGCAAAACCGAAGCAAACCATGAAGCAAACGGTGAAGCAAAACCGAAGCAAACGTCCGAAGCAAAACGAAGCACTTGCTTCAAAGCAAACGAAGCAACCGGTCCTAACCTAACCATACCTAGCCTTACCTCCCCTGTAGCCCCCTCCGAGCCGAACGCCGAACCAAACCCGGCCGAGCCGAGCCAAGCCAAGCCGGTGTCGAGCCTTGCCGAGGCCGAAGCCCGGGCCCAAGCCGATCCGTTCGGCCTCGCCTGGGACTCGTACCCGAGCCACACCGGCAACCGGGACCAAGCCATGCGCCTGTGGCAGGCCATCACCGGCGGCGACCCCACAGTGCCGCACATCGAAGCCAGCCAACTGCTCGGCGCCGTCATCCGCTACGCCCAGACCGTGCGCCAGGACGGCGACCGGTTCACGCCATCGATGCGCAAATGGCTCGAAAACCGCCAATACACGCAATGGCTCCAAAACGAACCGCAACGCACCGAATGGGGCGGCATCACCCGCCAATGGCTCCAACAGCACGCCATCAGCCAAGTCCCCTCAGGGGCATGGACGGACAGCGTCGAACAAACGTTCTGGGCCCACGTCAAAGCAGGCGAGGACGCGACAACCGTCGTCCAACGGCTCGTAAACGAAATCAACGAAAGGAGGCCCCGATGAGCGACAATCCCACCGCCGCGACACTGCGCCTCGTGGAAGGCCGCGAAAACAACCGGTGCATCGTCTGCGACCGATACCTACGCGGCGGCGAATGGCCCGGCAGCAGCCACCACCACCGGAAACGCCGCAGCCAGACATAC